TCTTCACCATCATACTCTTCAGGGTCGAGGATGGTTCGGAGGGTGTTTTTGGCCACCTTGGTTTCAAAACCAGAGTCGCGGATCAGTTCATCAGCGCGTTGTCGAGAAGACAGCATCTTTTGCAAGGAAAGCAACAAAGAATTGAGGGCAGCGACAGAACTACTACCCACCCTTCTAACCCTTGATCAGAGGGTGGCAAGTTACGCTTGCCAAACGTGTGTTTTCGAATACAAACGCCTGCTCGCATCAGGGCAGGAAGAAAGTAACTCAAGAAAGGAGTCGCGGTTTAACGAGTACGGAGCTCGGATACTGTGTGGAATTCACGAACCACGGTACGTGGGTGGGCAGCCCAAGTGTTGATCAAGTGTAGTTTAAAGACTTGCTGGTCTGTTGCCCGCGCCAGTTTTACGACATGGCAGGGTCGTGTGGCAGTTTAACGACTTGCCCAGGTCAAAAACAGTTTAAAGACTTGTTGGTCTAGGTAGGTGGAATTATTGTGATGAGCCACCCGCTGACTTCAGCGGGGGAGGAGGACTATTGTCACGAGAAGATGGCTTGGCCTTGGCAGCAACTGGCTCGTCTACTAGAGTGGGCAAGTCTTTGAGTTGGCCCCCAAAGACAAAACCCTGGCCAGCAGCTTTCGGTACAGCAGTTGGTGCAGTTGGAGCGAACACGGAAGAAATACCGGATGGTACCACAGCCTGACCGATTTTACGGTCAAGAGCAGAACGGAAAGAAGCGGCCCGCTGTTGGCTGCGGGCTTTACGGTCTGCGGACTTTGGCTTCTTCTTTTCGGCATCCTTCCTATCCTGGGCGTTGCGCTGCCCCATGGTCCTGCCACCATTTGAAACAGGTCGGCTGGGGGGGGGGATATTCGGAACCAGCTTATATCCCACTGGTTCACCCCCAACCGACTCTTCAATGGCAGACAATTTTGGTGTCATGGCTAGTTGTGCCTCACGCACTCCGCTGTCAAAGGCGCGACGACAAGCAATTCCGAAAACATTGTCAGGGTAGGATTTTCGATGGTCTTCCATGATCTTCCCCTTGTTTCCGTACATTGCGGCGTGGTAGGCCCACCCGCGTGCCTGTTCAATCGCTTCACGGTCGTACTTGTTTGGCTCATAGAACCGCATCAGCTTATCTTCTTCAGTCTCCTTCACGGACGGAGGCGGAATTGAACTCTGATAAATCGGCACTCTAACCATTTCTGGTGGCTTAGTGAAATCGGGCAACTTGCGTTGTTTCTCAGCATCAAGGAAAGCGAAGGGATCTGAGTCCCGGGGCTTGGCAGCCGGGCCAGATTTTTCTTGTGAACCTTCGGGCATTACTCCGGTGGGTCTCCAAACAGGTTCTCGTTCACCTGTTGGACTGAATCCACGCCGGACACGCTCTTTTGCAAGGAAATGGTCCGACCACTTCCTCACATTCTCTTCCCTGAAATCAAACTCTGTGCGCAACCAGGTAGCTAGATCCTTGTATTTCTTCTTACCAACCGTAATCTTTGGACCGGGGGCAATTAAATAATCTAGGACTTTCTTATCTAGCCAGGTGGCCGAATGCTTTGGAAAAACAAACTTCGGTTCCTCTTCGAAAATGAACTTGTCATCGTTCATCCCCGAACCTGGTGGAATTTGATTGACATCTGAGAAAACACCACCGCTGTCAGGCGAAGTAGCCGCCTGGGGAGCAGCCGTCGTGCCATCAATCGAAAACCCGGCATGTCCAGCTGGGAGTTCGTGGAGCGGTGGTGCAATGAAACCACAAAGTGGGTGGTTCAACAATGAGTCGACGGAGTCATGTTGTTTGAAAACATGTTCCTTGAAAAGCTCAAAGTTGATGCCAGCAATCTCACACTGGTAAGCCATCAGTGTATCATCGGGAAAACATGGCCACAAGGGCTGTTCCATCGATGGGTCGCCTTTCTCCCAGAAGCGCGTACCATACTTCTGGCCAACGAACTGTGCAACAAATGGTTGTGAAACAAAAGTTGCAGCTCCAGCGTCACGAAATGTGAGCGTTGGGTGTTCGTCAGCAATCATCCCTACCAACTTTTGGAGATAGGTGCCCAAAACGCCTCCGCACCCATAAGTTATGAGCGCAGAAACCGCTTTGTTGAAGGCAACCTCGTGTATTGGGACGTCGGTGTCTTGAGTGGTCCAATGCCACTTTGAAAGAAACCTGACCAGGTCAATCGTGCAACGTGCTGAACCACGCTGGGGGTAGAAAACCGAAAGAAAATCTACACCCATGAAGCATTCATTTCCGCCATCCAAACCATAGTCTACAATATGGGACTTGTAAACCATCTTGAACTTCTTAACAACGAGGTCAAACCAGAGAATGTCAAGCCCACCGGCTATGACATCATCTCCAGCTGCAAGAGCACCTCGTTGCATCATGATGGCGGCCTGATCACGTGAATAGTTCACACGATAACCACACCACAGCAAATACAGTGAACAAATTGTATTGCTAATCGTGGTGAAAGGACTCCCAGAATGCCTGGAAGCCTGAGTTGAATATCTAACGCCTGAGCTGGTCCGGGCGCTGATGTTCTCCTGGTTGTGCATGATATCACGAATTTCCTCCGACTGTTCGTCGCCAAAGAGGGTGCAAAGGACCAAGTTCTCCAACTCAACGTGCCAGTGGCCCATGCTGCCATCAAAGTTACTAGCGTCTGCTACCAACACGAAATCACATGTGGTAATCGCGGCGACGCGTTCAGCAATGGCTGAGGGATGGCCACTTCCAATGTACTGGCTCCTGTACTCCATCATCCAACTGTAAAGGGCAATTGAAAAACGGGACATACGGATCTTCCAGTCTGGGGCAAAAGTTGAGATGAGTCGGGGTCCTCGCCAGGGTTTCAACAAGCTCGATGGTTCGGCCTTCACGAAGGAACGGGAAAAATTGTCCTTCCCCGTCGCTCCGAGCATGCCAGCCTCAAAGTTCCGTCGCTTGGATGCAGAGTCCTGATGAAGCAGAATCTCATCAAACGAAACTGGGCTGAGGGTCTTGGCATGGCCATCGGTCAACCACCTGGTGAACTCCAGCATACTCGTCTGGTAGTTCCTGATCACTCCTTGCGCGTGGCTTTGGGGTTCGCTCACGCGGTCCTGAACGGTATTGCACTCCGTGTTCAGCCCCCTCTGATTTGGCAGGGTGGCATCATAGATTGGCAAACACCATGGGCGCATGAGGCGCTTGTCGTCAGGGTCTGACTCCGGTCCATCAAATTGGCGCCGCGACACGGTCATAGGTGGCACAACATTGTTCTTTGGGACACCTACCGCACGTGGTGGTTTCCCACCGGCGACAATATAGTTCTTGATGAGCGAAGCCTTGTTGATCAGGGGGTTGGCTTTGTCGGGCTCGCAGTTCTGGCGCAGCACCGTCTCCACTGCCGCACTGCCAAAAGCCGAGGATGCAACACTCAGCTGGAAGCAGGAGGCGAATACCTTCTCGTCCATCTTGACTTGGTGGATGGCTCCTTCAGTGCCTATTGAGACAACTGCCTTTCCATTTCCACTGGTGGCCAAAGCCGAAAATCCAGGTACTTGGTTAGGTTGCAGGAAAGCCAATGGTGGGCCAGGACGCAAGAACCCCACAAGCCATGTCACTGAAACGGGCGTGATGAGGCTAATGTTGAAGTCCTGGGCGAACCAACGCGACTCGATCTGGGCCGTGTGCGACTTGAACCACCCCTCATAGACGAAGTGGTCGTTTGGAAAAGTCACAACAGGATGCTCATAGATGGCTCCGCCGTTTACACGAAATTGGACCATGTTGTCGGCGAAGAAAAAGCTGTAGTCGGATCGAGTGGCGGAAACCACCGAGGGGGCAAAGTTCAGGAGGAGGATCGGGACCTTGAAAGTTATCAAATAGTCCAGACAGAACATGTGACCACTGTCGATGATCACAATAATGCCATTA